ATAAAAATGGATCTCTAAAATAAGGCACAAAACAATCCATTTAAAGCGTATAATTGGAGTACTGATACCGTAATACTAAAAAACTCTGAATCTTAAAATTCGCTTGAAATACTTATCAATAAAGGATCATAGAACTCTAAATTAAAAGAAATAAAAAACCCATGAAAAATGATAATAAACACATATAAGACTTTAAATAGATTATATGGTATATGTATTGCATGAGATAAATGGGGATTATTATATGGTTCTTATGCATAGGTGATATATGGGTCTATATGGTTAAAAAACTATGGATGTAACGTACTCACAATAAAATGAGTTTTTCTCTAATCACCTTTCTCTAATCACCTATTATAAGCAATGAAACAACTCCAGGTAATAAGATAAAAGCAATATAACTATGAGACATTAAAAGACGTACTGCAATAAAACAATGAGAAATTAAACCATATGGTACATTCAGGTACACTCATTGCATTATTATTCAAGTAACGTGCCAGGAGAAACAACAAAATAAATCTGATTAAATCAAACTCTATCCATTTAAACAGCATAAATATCCCATATAAGACACATATCCCCTATATGGGGGTCTATGTATCAAAAACCTGTAAAAATGAAGTAGAGACTATAAATACAGCGTATAATCCAGGAGAATATCAGGTATCACGGAATAAATCTCATTGACGAAAAGGGGGGTGGGGGTCTGTGGGGGTAACGCACCCCCTACCAAATTTTTAATATTTTTTATATATAAACTCCCCTTACATATATTTTTATATAATTTTACCGACAAAAACACTGTTACTGATTTTACCATATACCCTTATACGTATTTATATAACTTTTCCCGTAAAAACATAGGAGATAAAGTATTATTACAGGAAAAAAGGTTAAAACCTGTATATGGTATATGTATATAAAGGCATAGGCTAAAATATTTTTTTATAATAAAATAGAGATAAAAACACTGTTACCTATTTAGGAGATATAATTATGACATTTATACGGAGATCAAGAAAGGATAAAAAACCAAAAGAGATGAAATTTAAAAGAAAAAGACGTAAAGGAAGAAAAGAAACTCTACCATCGGCACCTATACCGGAGTATCTGCCGGTACTGACATCTGATATAACTGACATTACCCCAGATGAATTAATGTTTGCGTACTCATGGGCCAAATATCCAAATAATCCAACTAAAGCACTCCAAGAATGCGGAATACAGGCACAGGGAAAAAAGAGGAAAGAACTGATGGAGGAGTTAATTAGTTCTATTCCAGTCCAAAAAGCATTTAGAGAAGCGTTGTTAAATAGGATACAGGCACTCAAGGCAACTAATGATAAATCTAAAAAGTACCTGAGTTGTATGGCGTATTTAGATAAAGGAGATGCTTTTGATAAAGAAGGTAAATTAATGTCTCTTGTAGATATGCCATTTCATGTACGTGTATGTGTTCAAGAGTATGAAGAAAAGGAAGTGTTTCCGGTTAAGGGATCTCCGTATATTTTAAGGAAGTGTAAATTTGTTGATTCTAAAGACGCACTAAAAACCCTTATGGGAGATGCTGGTAGTGTTGGTAAAGAGATGGCAAAGTTATTAGGAAGTAACAATACCTTTATCCAGAACATTACCAACAACAATATCATTGGAAGTGGTAATACATATAATACATTAGTCCAAAATAAATTGGATTTAGGAAAATTATCTCCACCAGAAATGGATATTTTATTTAAAGCTTTAGGAATAAATGCAGATACAAAAGCATTAGATGCGACATCTATGGTTCAAGATGTAATAGATGTAGAGAGTAATGAATACAGTGACAGAAACCCGGAAGCGTTACCTGAACCTATTATGGAGGGGGATTAATGGGGGCTATAGCATATAATCAACAACTTGAAGTTCTATCAGATCAAGTTATCTCTAAAGTAGGTAACTTAAGTATTATGGAACTGAAAGCACAGAGATGTAAAGTTGATTACTTTTATTTTATTCAAGAATTTTGGGATACGATTGTAAATGATCCTCCGTATTGGAATTGGCATATTCCATATATATGTTCTCAAATAGAAAGACTTGTTCACCGGATACATAAACGTCTTCCAAGAGAACATGATTTAGTTATTAATCTACCCCCAGGTACAACGAAGTCACTTATCTGTACTGTTTTCTTGGTGCCGTGGATTTGGTCAAATTATCCATACTTCAGGATTATTAAAGTATCGTATTCTGATTATTTGTCTCTTGAACAAGCTGACCTTATTCGGGATATTGTTCGATCTCAAAAATATCAAGATATGTTTCCTGGGATTCGTCTTAAAAAAGATAATACAGGTAAATCTAATTTTAAGGTTACATATAAAGAAGTAGGAGAAGATAATTACGAATTTTGGAAATTAGGAGGAGGTGTACTTAGTACATCTGTTACTGCTAAAGCTACTGGTTTTCATGCTCACTTAAAAATCATTGATGATCCACTCGATCCATTTAAAGCCCATAGTGAATCTGAGTTAAAAACTTGTAATACTTGGTTATCTCAAGTTTTGTCTAATAGAGTAGTTGATAAAAGGATTGTGCCTGAATTAATTATTATGCAAAGAGTACATAAAAAAGATCCTTCAGGAATTGCTCTTGAAAAAGCTAAAAAGGGAAAGAAGGTAAAACACATTTGTTTACCGGGTGATATTTTAAGTAAAGGAAATAAAAAAAGAGTAACCCCTAAAGAACTTGTACCAATATATCAAAAGCAAGGAGGATTTTTAGATCCAGTAAGATTAGATAAAGAAGCACTCCATGAACAGTTATTAAATTTAGGTCAATTTGGTTATAAATCTCAAATAGATCAAAATCCAACATCTCCGGGGTCCGGGATGTTTCAAGCATTTAAAATTAGTACAGTAGATCCTAATGAGTTTAATGAAGTGCAGATTGTCCGTATTATTCGTTATTGGGATAAAGCTGGAACACAAGACGGGGGAACATATACAGTTGGTGTAAAGATGGCTCAACTGAAGAATGGGCGTTTTCTTATTATGGATGTTGTTCGTGGACAATGGGGGGCAACAAGGCGGGATACCATTATAAGAGAAACGGTTCGATTGGATGGGCCTTTAGTTCCACAGTACATAGAACAGGAACCGGGATCAGGGGGTAAAGATAGCGCCTATATTTCTAAAAATGAAATAGAAAAGATGGGAAACAAGGTGTTTCTGGATAGACCAACAGGAGATAAGATATATAGAGCAGACCCATTTAGTGTAGCTGTTAACTTAGGGTATGTGGTGATGTTCAAAGCTCCGTGGAATGAAGATTATATAACTGAAATGGAAGATTTTCCAAATGTAGATGACAAAGACCAAATAGACGCTTCATCAGGGGCATACACCGCCCTTAAATCCAGTAAAAGGGCAGGTTCATGGTGATATACGTTGATACGTTTGATGAATTGGTTTTAGACGGGGTTATGTTTGGTAAATTTAAGAATTGGTTGTTAGTTATTAGCACTGAAATGGAAAAAGTGCATGTCTTTACAACCACTGACGAAAGGGCATTAAAGGGAATGATGGCTGAAATGATTAAAAACGGGCAAAATCAAGGGGTTTAGGGGCTAAGGTAGGGGTTACCATGCCTTACCCCTTGCATCTTTATTTTAAACCCTTATATTCCGTTCAAAGGGAATACTATTTGCTAATTTTGGGGTGAATCAAAAAAAGAAAGAAGTTTTTATGAAACGTGGAGAAAAATCTTTACAGATTCTCAATGCCAAGAGGCAATTAAAAGCTCTTAGTATAGTTTCTTCCAGATTACAATACAGTGCAGGACTTGGGGAAACTTATGGTACATCCAGAGATATGTACCAAACTCTTGGATGGAAGAAAGTTTTGGAGTATTCCGACTTTTATCGTAAATTCCAAAGAAATGAAATCGCTAAAATGGTAATACAAAGGATTGCCAAGTCTTGTTGGTCAAATCCCCCCCGTATCAGTGATTCTCCCAATGAAGTTACCGAATTTTCTAAAGAGTGGGCAAAATTGGTAACTAAAAAATCTATTTTCCGTGATATTTATAGGTCAGATAAGTTACTCGGCCTTGGACGATATGCCGTAATCCTTTTGGGGTTGGATGATACGGATGATTTCACTAAACCTGTAAATGTAAAGAAAGTATCTGAACTCCTTTATATTCAACCTTATTCTGAAGATACAGCTAAAATAGATCAATTCGATACACGAAGAACATCCCCCCGTTATGGTTCTCCTGAAATGTACGACATCAATCCAGATCAACAGGACAACCAGATAATGTCAATTCCTTCCTTTAGAGTACACCACTCCAGAATAATTCATATTGTGGAAGAACCGATGGAGAATAATATCTATGGCGTTCCTCGTCTTGAAGGTATATATAATCGGTTAGATGATATTGAAAAGATTCTTGGTGGAAGTGCTGAAATGTTTTGGCGTAATGCTTCTCCTGGTAAAGTAGCCAAAGCTGATCCTGAATACCAATTCGGTACAGAAGAAAAAGATGATCTCCAGACCCAATTTGATGAATACGAACATAATTTAAGGCGTTGGTTGAAGGTTCAGGGAGTTGATATTAAGAATCTTGAAACCAATATCATGACTCCAAGGGATTTTGTTGAAGTTCAGTTAAATGCAGTAAGTATTGCAACTGGAATTCCTAAACGTATTT